TGAATTTCTTCACGGCCGTCTTCCAATGCTTTTGTAAGGTCGAGTTGCGCGTCCTTGAGGCGATTATTCGCATCAATCATTGACTCGGTATTTTTTTCTTTTACTAAAGCTAGTTTAGCATACGCCTCGGCTTCATCTGCGTTTGCTTCTTCAATTGTCTTTGCTTTGTCTAGTTCTGCCTCAATTGAGTCTTTAATGCGATCACGTTCAAGACGCTGGCCGTCTATCTCTAGCTTTTCAATACGCTTATTTATATCTTCAATTCTACGAGCAGCTGCAATCTTTGCTGCAGTGTTTTCTTGCGTTGCTTTTTTCTGCTGATTTAGTCCAGCAGAAACAGCCTTGCCTACTCCTGAAAAAGCTGCAACTGTAGTAATAGCAGCTAACCCGATAGCTGTAAGTATTCCAGGTAGCACAACTAGTGCAGGCGTTGCAGCTCCTAGAATAGAAACAAGAGATACAAAGCCTCCACCGAGAGAGCCAAGTCCCGCAATAAGAGGACCGATGGCGGCGGTAAGTGTAAAGCTTGTTCTAACTAACGTCTGAAACGCTAAACGCGCACGATCTGCTTCCGCTGCAGAGAAATCAAAATTCTTGCCTAGACCTCTGGATATGCTGTTGTTAAATCCTTTTGTAAAGGATTCACCGATAGCCGAACCGTTAGAACCAATGTCAATTCCGTTAAGAGAACGACGAACGTCTCTTTCAAAGCCAGTCGTAATAGCCTTTACAACTATATATGCATCACCGACTACTGCCACTTACTCACCTCCTTTCGGTTTTTAATTTTTTTATCCTCTAGTAATTGGACCGTCTAGCATGTCGCCAAATGGCTGATCTGCTGCGGCGTTTACGTTAGTTGGTCTTATGAAAGGTTTTACTGCCTTTTGCTTTTGCAATGGATCAAAAGGGACTATCTTTTCTTCTTCCTCTTCTGATATAAACTCGTAATCGTCAAAATTCTTAGTGAAGCCTTTACCACCGGCTGTAGAACTTGTAGTCATCGAGTAAGCGTAAGAAGTGTTGTAAAAGTCTTGATAGATAGCTATGCGCGAACGATCTCTACCCTCTGCCTGTTCAACAGTCGAGTAGAATAAATCGTCTTCAAAGAAATAGTGCAAGACGTCGAGCATATCGCTTGCCTCCATTTCCTTTAAGTTTAGTCCGTTCACGAGTGCTTTTCCATTAACGTAGGGCCAGAGATCTATTCCCCAGGAGACGAGACTTCTGGCCCCTGAGTCGGGCGTGAGGTGTAGCCCTCAACTAGCCAGGCGCTAATCTCTCCTAGTTTTTCCATCTGAACGATCTTGTCAGGGTGTAGAAGCAGAGCGTTAAATCGCTCGTAGCTTTCCTCCATAAGAGCATGCTTAAAGAAGAAGCTGATAGAGTTAGCAGCCTCTGCTGCATCATCTGAGTTTGATTTAGCAACTAGGTCTAAAAGAACTTTTCCTTGTAGCTCTGGACGGCAAAAGAATTCTTCGCCGTGAATCTTAAAAGATATCTCTTCTTTTTGTCCGGTGTCTTCAGACCCGAAGTCTTTGAACTTGGTCATTATTTCTTCCTCCGTATTGTGTTGGTGTCTTTATTAAAGCACGTGCTTTAATTCTAGGTTATTTTATCAAATAAAGGTTATCGGTGAGGTATCTGTTTGGCTGTGTCCCAGGGTGACGTACTGTGTGCGTGTAGATTACACGACTACCAGATGTGAACCTAAATATTTTATCTCTGTTAACAACCATTAAGTGCGGGCGTGTGCCGTTATGATGCAATAAGGCGTAATTCAAAGAAGAGCCGACCTCTATACTTTGCCCTGCTCCAGTTCTATTGTGATTTCGTACATGGATAGATTTTTTTAGTCTTCCTGTATCTTCGCCCGCTTGTGCCTTTGCCGCCCTCATTACCCGGCGCGCGCGATTATTAAGATCTCTACCTACTGTTCCACCAGGAGCGTTAAGAAGTGTATCTAACGCAGCAGGTCTAAATACTACTGTAATTGGCATTATGGGACCACCATAGATACCTGCATACGAACGGTCTCAAAGCCGCCCTCAGGGTTTCCTGCCTCGACGGTTGCAATAACACCCATGCCGTATTCGTTCTCTTCCCACTGGTCAAGACGGCGAATAAGCTCCATAAATAGATAGCAATCAACTGCCGCGATCTCTGAACCTTCTTGGATTTTTTCTCCCGTAGGAGCCTTGCCGTTGTTCCCAACGACAGGAATCTGTCGCGACACTGCGATGCTGAGCACAGCGGTTCTTGGCTGCGTGCAGCGTTGAGGTTGACTTGCCTGATCTCCAGGAAGACCTAGATACATTTGAATGAATGACACAGAGAGCTGCTCGCAGTCAATCGCAGGCTCGCCCATTAGCCAAAAACGGCGTGAAGGTAGGTCTACGTTATACTCGTCGTATGTTTCTATTACCTTAGCAAGAACTGCGTCAAGAAAATCCTTAAGGTGCAGCGCTCTAGAATCAACTGTGGAGATATCAACGATCGGCATGTCGCGTCTCCTAGTTATCTAGCGTATACGTAGGTGTAGTAGTCTTACCTAATTGAAGAATCAGGTTACCGGACGCAATATACACAGTTTCGTCGCCTTTTGTCGCGTAAAGATCCCACGTGCCAGGGTCTAAGAATCCAGCGTAGCCGTAGGCGTCGTCATACGTAACAGAGAGCGTAAGTGTGTCGCGAGACTCGTTAGTTACAAGAGCCGTGCCGGTGTCTGCGCCGTACGCAACGTTGGTAGCAACCTTGGCGTACATAAACGTTGTAGTAGTAGGCACCTCGCTGATGTAGTACGAGCCGTTGAAGGTCGCATTGATGCCTGAGATTGTCACGTAGTCGCCTACCGAGAACCCGTGGGCAGTAGACGTGGTAATGATTGCCATGTTATCTGCAAGTTGCTTATGCGAAACAGACTTAGAGATGTCCGTAGTGATCGAGTTAATAGATACAGCGCCTGAGCCAAGATCTTTTGTCTTAGTTCCGCTGTAGTTTCCGATCTTAATTGTTGGAATCCAGTCGTCGTTTGTCACGAGGAACGCTGCATTGATGTAGTCAATGTTTACGTCAAGTGATCCGCCTTCTGAACCTGTAATAAACATATCTAGTGTAGTTCTAGGCAAGATTGGAGGCTTAGCAACGTGACGACGAGCACGTGGAACGTCTGGGCTAAATACCTTAGCTTTTGCGCGGGCCTTGTCTGGGTTTGAAGACTTAAGGAAAAGGTCTACTATGTATAAGCCTGTACGAAGCTCATCAATAAAGTCCTGGTTATCAAGAACTGTGTATGAAACACCTTGACGAGAGATAGCGGTAATACGTTGTGGCAATGCACAATCATCATCACCTGACCAAAGCTTAATAAATTCTGTAGCAAGAACACGAGCAGCTGCTTTTCCGGCCGCAGTAGGAGGAGCTCCGTAGGTATACGTTACCTCGATGTTGCAAGGAGCCCAGGATGTACCCTGACGCGCTTGAAGTGTTGAATGATCTACTAAATAATAATTTGAAGGGTCTACTATAGATCCTGCACGGTTGCGAACCGAATGAATAGCTACTACTGGCCTTCCACGAAGGCGTAGACGTGTTGAAGGTGACATTCCGTCTGTTGTAAGCTCGGCGTAGTCATCAAATTCATCAAAAGGAATGTTATATAGCTCGCCGCCAACTAGCTCGGGAGTGTAGTTACTAGAAGAAGCGCCTAAACGATACGCACGAGAAGAGCAAACATATTTTTCTGTTACAGTAGTTACGCCGTTAAACTTTCGGCCAGACATAGACCATAGAAGCTGTGATGCAGTTTTAACGGCTTCATATGCGTATTCGCTATTCGCGTATGAGTCAAGCTCATCTACTGAAACCCAAAGGTTTGACACTTATTTATCCTGTCTAATCGTCGTTAATGTAGATCTTAATAAAGGAGCGGCATGCCTGTGTTGGTGGTAACACATCGGCATGCCGCTCACATTCTATTATTAAGAGGTTGGATCCTCTGTAGACGCAAGGATAAAGTCTACAGCGTTATCAGCGTTGTAGTCTTCGTTTCCAGGAACGTTATAAGCTGTAGTTGAACCCTGTGAAGTGAAGTCTGTCACCGCACGTGAGTTAGTAGGTACTAAAGCTGTTCCAGTATCTGCACCAGAAGTGATTGTTCCGCTTGTTGTTGTTGTATATGTGAAGGTTGTTGTTGTTGGTACAGCTGTGATTGTGTATGTACCATGCAAAGGAGCATTTCCGTTTGTGCCGGAGATTGTTACTGTATCGCCAACCTCAAAGGTGTGAGCAGTTGAGGTAGTGATTGTAGCAGTTGTGCCAGTTCGCTGTGAGTTAGAGATTGTCTTTGTGATCTCTGGGTGCCATCTGTAGAAGCCCTTGCGGCCTGTTGGAGCCCAAGCATTACGAGCATATGAGTATGGACGCTCAGTTGCAACTGGGTATTCCCAGCGCTCATCGAGACCTGATCCGAATTCCGTGTTGCCAAGTCCGTAACCTTCGAATGTGTTTGCAAGCAAACCATTCTCAATTACGCGGTCGCCTGAGAGGCGAAGCTTTGCGTATGGGAATACCCAGTGGAAGTAAGGAAGTGTTGCTGCCTTCTTTCCATCAATGATTGCGTGTGACCAGCACTCGATAGCAACACCGTTACCTGCAGGATCATCACCTGTTGCAGGAGAAGACCAACCGATAGATTTACGATCTGGTGAAGCATATGTGCCAAGGTTCTTACGAAGTAATAGACCGCCTGAGATAAGCTGTGTCAATTCTGGATCTGGCTCGCAGATTGCAAGTTCCATTGTGATACGCTTTAGTGTATCTGGAGACTTGTATGTAACGCAGACAGCGCCGTTAGCGCCTTTTTCTGTAATTTCATCGCCCTCTTCGTATTCAGGTGTGAATGAGAGACGCATGAATGCAGATGTTGTGTAGCTGTCGCCAGGCTCATTTAGGAGTGTACCAGACGCGTCAAGTCGAGTTACTCGAATTGAGACGCCCTGAATACTGGCGGCGTATTCTTGAGTTGCCATTGTTTGTTTTTCTCCTTATTTTTGATGTATAACTGTCTGCTAATACGTATATTTTACGCGGTTAGATCGATCCTGACTGCTGCGTGAACAGACGAGTCAAAGTACACTGCTGCCGGGCGGATTGCCTTAAGAAGCATGTTGTTCGCGCTGCCTGATACGTCGTAGCCCTGGGCTAGGTTATCGTTAACAACGTCAATATCGCCAAGAATAACCCTGACGTCTCCTGTCGCGTACATCCATTTGTTTGTCGCGGTAGGTGTCTCTGAGTCTCCGGCCGCGTCGGTTGGGCCCGCTCCTGAGTAGCCAGAACCAATCACGATAGGAGTGCCACCAACAGTTCTAAGGAAGGTGTCGCCGCTATCAGCTGAAGGATAGACTAAGTTCGAGCTTGCAACAAGCGCCGCAACGTCGCGTGTCATGTGAATGACTCCTTGGATTCCGCACGCTGAAGATTCTCCAATTGTCTGCTCAAGAAGCGCTAGTGCGCGACGAGCGGATAATGCTGTACCTGAGTTAAGTATCGTAGCGGCAGGATCTACTAGTGCTCGATTTGCATGGCTAGCGCCAATGCGAACTGCACCGTCCCACAGCTCTGTTTCAAGAGCTTTTTGCGTAATACACTCTAACTGACGCTTAAGTCTTTCAATATGGTCTATACCAAGTAGACCTAGAGTTGAGCGATAGTCCTCAACCTCAACAAAAAATGGTTTAACTTCTAGATAACGAGCAGGCGTTGCATTATTTGCAATTGTATATGACGTTGTGTCTGTATCATCCCAGTTTTTAGCGGAATATACTCCGCTGTCCCAGTACTGTGAAAAGCCGCGTACCCATTGATCTTCGTCTAAATTAGTCTGAGGTTTAACACAGCCAAGTAGACCAAAATTAGCACCCACAATCTCAGGTGCTTCAAATACTCCCGTAAAGGCCATCTTGAATGTACTTCCTAACTTAAAAGTTGGTTTTAGCTATGTTGTTCTTCGTATCGGGAGCGCCCATTGCTGAGCGCTCCCTCCACGACTTATCGAATTTTAGTATTCGATTACTGCTGCTGTAACGCCACCTAGTGTGTCACGGAGAGCTGCTGCTGCACCGTTTACAGAGATGGTTGATGTTACCTTAAGTGATTCAACGCCTACCTTAGCAACGCCTTCAAAT